AAGTAGAAATGGTTTCCCTCTTCCACTGGGATATGATGAGTATTAATGTTACTCACCTCTAAACTGCTCCAATAGTATACAACACCATTCAAATTATGTTTGATGAACTTTGGTCTGAGATTCAGGATAGTCAGGGAGAAATCTTTGATATTCCTAAAGACTTTCTCTCTCAAATCTATGAGGCAGAAAAAGAATCCTCTGATTATGGAGTAGGTAAATGATCACTCTCAAACGTGTATGTTCACTGGAAACCAAACAACTTCGGTGGACATATGATGGTAAACTTCTTCTAAGGTCATATGAAGTAGCTGTCCTCGGTAGAAAAAACAAACTCACTCAATTCCAATCACTATGATGATCTTCGACGTTACAGTTTACAATGGAATGTTCAAAGAAAGGATCGAAATTAGAGCCACAAATCAGGCACATCTAAAGGTCCGTGTTGAAGGATTAGGATATGATCGTTTAGGTTCAATACATAAAGTTCGTCCCGAATAAAGTTACTCACCTCTAAACTGCTCCATCATTAAGACACTCATCATTATGGCACTCACTCATCTTTCTCACCCAGAAGACACCATCCTCACTGGTGATCTACGAGCTTTCAAGGATCTCTATGGTCCTGGTCATGTATCCCTCAAGATTGATGGTGCTCCCTCTATTGTGTGGGGTAAACATCCAGAAACTGGTAGGTTCTTTGTATGTACCAAAGCCGCATTCAATAAGAAGAAAGTTCGTATTTGTTACAACAACGAAGATGTTCATACTCACTTCGGCCATCAGGAAGATGTAGCCAACATGTTATTCCTCATGTTGAAGTATATTCCTCGTGATATATTCACTGGTGTTTATCAAGGTGATTTCATGGGTTTCGGTCGTAATAATAGGTTCAAGAACAACACCCTAACTTATGTTTTCCCTGAGATTATCTCACAGAAACTTGTTATCGCACCTCATACAGTTTATGATGTAGTTGGTAAGTTATCTGATGCAGTTGCTGAACCTCTCCAAGAGGTATTCACTGACACTCCACACATCAAGTGGGTTCAACCTTCTGTGGATTTTGTTCACAATGACATTGAACCTCCTGTGTTCAACCTCAGTAAGATTCAATTCATGACTGACAAAGAATCTTTTGTGGCTCAAACACAGATCAACGCTCTCATCAAGTCTGGACAAACTCCTGATGATAGAGATCTTAACTGGATTCTAGGTGATAATCAACTCACCAATCTGTATCAGTTGTTGGTTGAAATCAAAGAAGATCTCATGGAATCTATGATTGTTCATGATTCTCCTAAGTGTTATCTCCCTGATGGTACTGAGGTTGTGGGTGAGGGTTTCGTGTTCTATTCTGATACTGGCCGTTCCTACAAGTTGGTTGATCGTCCAGTCTTCGCCTATAACAACTTTACCTCTGGTAAGTTCAACTAACTAGTGGTGGGTAATAATGTTACTCACCTCTAAACTGCCCCATTGATGTAAGAACACACCATTATGAAACCAATCACTATTTCACAAACACACTATGAAGCTATCGTTGAGAGTGTAGAGGAAGTTCTCAAAGTTCTCAACAAAGTAAACTACGATTGTGATTCTTTGGATCCCAAAAACGTTTGTTACACAGCACCATATGCTGTTGGATATTCACAAGGTGTAGTATCCCAACTTCTTTCAAACCTCAAAACTATCCAGGAGAACAACTAATGAACGAACTCAGTGAAACCATGGAAAATGTGATCGATGTGATGGGTAAAACCTATTTCAATAGGTTCATGGAGTATGTTGAAAAAGAGGATCTAGAAACATCAAAGGCTCTCATGGATGAGTGGATTGTTGATGGTGTAGATCCTGAAGATGGTGGAGTTGAGTTCATCTGGTTGGAGAATGATAACTGATATGGTATAATGGAGGGTATAACAACCCTCTTTTTTTATGAACTTCACTCAAAAGATTGCATCAGGTTTTGTTGGGTTGTCCCTCCTTCTTATGCCAGGATTGAAAGCTGGTGTGGAAGAAGATCATAAAGTGTTATGGAATGCTCTCGAAGAAGTTGGAGTTAAGTTACATCTCAATGATCCTGAATTTTGTGATGCTGAACAAGGAGTTTCAGGATTATACTCACCAAGTCATAACGTCATGATCATTTGTCAGGATGGAAGAATACCCATCTCTAGTCGTGAGGTTGGTTGGACAGAGAATGATTATGATACTATGAGACACGAGGCTCATCATGTTGTGCAGGATTGTGTAGCTGGACTAGAGAATGGCAATATGGAATCATACTTTGAAGACAGAGATACTTATACCGAGTTTGTCACAAATGCACTTACTAAAGATCAATTTGATAGTATTGTTAAATCATATCGAGAGGGTGGAAGTAGTGATGAGGTTGTTATTCATGAGGTAGAGGCATTTGCTGTGGCCAGTACTATCCCACCCGAGAGTATTGCTAGAACCCTCGTCAAAATGTGTAACTAATAATGTTACTCACCTCTAAACTGCCCCATTGATATACAACACACTTCAAACCAATGGCCACAAGAGGCAGAATCGGAATCAAACTCACTGATGGATCTATTCTTTCAGCGTATCATCACTGGGATAGTTATCCTCAGTGGTTGGGTGTTAAACTTGTTGAGCACTTCAACTCACAAGAATTGGCATCTGATTTGATTGATGGGGGTGATATGTCCGCATGTTATTCCACTCATACTTTTGAATCTACCCCTCTGATGCAAGAGGTTATTCAACCTGATGGTTCCATCAAAAATGAGATGATAAAGAACCAAAAAGGTGAAACTGTTTATACTAAAGTGAAGGCAGAATCCTCTCCTCAGTATTACTCTGAGCGTGGTGAGAACACTCCTCCACGGTTAGATAAGGATCTCTTTGAGTATCTTGATAATGGTGAAGAATACGCATATGTTTGGGAAGAAGGTTTCTGGGTATGTTATAATCTTCATGAGTTTGATGATCAAGAACCTGAAATCGTTGAAATCCCTCAAGTTCTCTGATACAAATGAGGTGGGTAATAATGTTACTCACCTCTAAACTGCCCCACTTACATAACCACTCATTCAAATTATGATTCACTATCTCGTTCGTTGTCCCTCTGACCCATATGAAAACACTGATTGTTTCGGTGACCTCGATAGAGCATATGACCTGTGTCTAAACCTCTCTGAAGAGTATGGATACGCAGAGATTGGATACTACAACATCAAAGGATTCTTTCAACTCGTAGCTGATTACACTAACGGAAAATGAAACACTTTCTATCTCTCGTTCTCCTTTGTATGATACCCGTGGCCTCAGTGGCCCGGCCAAGTTCATGGTTTCTGGTAACACAACACGACAGAGACATCATCGAGAAGTTTTGTACTGAATACATCGGAGTTCCTTATGGTACTGATAACATCAGTGACTTAGATTGGTTGAGGTGGGAAGACTGTCGTGAAACAATGGCTGATGGTCTTGTTCACAACAGCCCTGTAATCACTCGGTGATATTGTTACTCACCTCTAAAACGCTCCACTGGTATAACCACTCAATCAACTTATGACTTTCACAGCTCCACAATACAAAACTGAATATCTCACTGAGTGTCTCATTGAACAGGTTAACAACCTTTGGAAAGTCAACTCTATTGAAAACAATAGTGACTTTCGTGCTGTTCTCCATTATCAGGTGGCCAAGAAATATATCAAGGTTTATCGTATTGATGTATACAAAGGCGTGATTCGTGATGGTCGTTCAGTCTTTATGTTCATCGACAAAGAGACTGGAGCTGTATACAAACCATCTTCATTCAAGGCACCAGCTAAAGGAATCAGGTTCTATCTTGAGTCCTTAGTTGAGAACCCTGAGATTGTTGATCCTTACGGTAGTTTTCTTTACAAGCGTTGATTATGAAACTACTTCAAACTCTCAATCTATTCGCTGAACTCATTCACCTCTTTTATCAACTTGGCTTACTCACTCGTCAGTATCTTCTCCCTGTTTGTGTTTATGTTTATTGTTGGACAGACTTCTACATCAAACCAGCATTAAGTATTCCCTATTATTATATTCAGGTGAGACGACAAAGATTGTTACTCACCTCCAAAACGCTCCATTATTGAACAACTCTACTAACTCAACTCAAATGACAGTTTCCACTCAAACAACTGAAACCCAAGTGTCCCAAACCTCTGAAACTCCTGTGACTACTGTGACTCAAACTACTACAACTTCAACCAATTCTTCACTCGAATACCTGGCAAGACAGGTTAGGGCTCGTGACATTGAAACAGCTCGAGTTCGTGGTTGGGGTTATTTCCTTGGAGCATATCTAACTGGTCCTATCTGGCCAGCAATGGTGGCTAATCGCACTGGTCAGTGGACACCATTCTGGGTTGGACTTGGTATTGGTGTTGTCACTCTTCCTGGTATCTTCTTAGACGCTGGTTTGATCAGTTCTATCCCAGCCGCTGGTGTTGGAACGGCAATGATGGCTTCTAAGTCGAAGCAAAAGCGTCAGGAGTTGGATGTTATCTCTCCTGATCAAGCTGATGTTCTTCGTTTCAAAGATTTCTGATAAGTATGGGGGGTGAGTTATCACCCCTAAACTAATTCATCTATCTAAACTATGACTAAAATCACACAATACGGACTCTCTGGAATTCTCATTTGTTTGGCCATTGGAGGTTATCTCAACTGGTTGGCAGAGAGAGATACAAAACTGATCAACCATTTAGGTGGTTCATCAGTTGAAAGTGTGGGTTATTAAAGTTACTCACCCCCAAACTGCTCCACTGATAAGTTCATCTTTCATCTCATGGCATTTCTAAACTGGGTTCAAGAAGCAATCGGTTGTAAAGTAGAAGATGAGTATGGCATGGTTCATGTTATCACTGGTGGTAAGTTACTGGCTGATTCACCAATGTGGCCCATGGTTGAACTCACTGATGATTGTGGAGTTGTGAGGTTCGCAACTCTTGATAGGTTCGAACAACTTATCTCGGTGGGGTGAACCCACCCTTTTTTTTTGCCCTTTGATGGGTAGTGCAACTGAACTACCCAAGGGGTCAGTGATACCAACGGATCTCAGGGTATCAAAAACCCTTTTTTCCATATTCTCGTTGCAGATACCCTATCATACCCTCACCCCATTTAAAACGGTTAGAAAACCCTCTCTGATACCTTAGAGAGGATGTATGATATAATAATGATACTCACCTCTAATGTGCTCCATTGATGTATTCAACCATTCAAACCAATGAAAACCCAAACCATTCAAGATCGTTACACCAAACAGGTCAAGGCTGATCGTAAGGCAGCAGCTATCGAACGGCAATCAAATGATTATCGTGTTGAACTGAACCGCCTCTATCAGAACTGATCATGAATCTTATTGAACCTGGCAACATCTTTGAACTACCAACTTATGATGATGGTACACATCATCTGGTATTTGAATCACATCTAGATGTTAAACTCTTTGATGAAGATGGTAACATCTCACATGTGAGCAATGTTACTACCATTGGCGAAGGTGATGAAATGAACTTCTTTATCACCTTAGTTGGTGGTGGTTGGGTTATCATCTAAAACAAATTAAAGTTACTCACCTCTAAACTGCCCCACTATTGTAATCAACCATTCAACCATGAGTAACTCAACTTTTCAAACCACAATCGAAGACAACACCTACAACGGGTGGACAAACTATCAAACCTGGAATGTAGCTCTCTGGATTGGTAATGATGAG